GCATCGAGAAGGCCAATGATTCTTTTGGAATCTTGGCCCTTTCGTGCTCAAGCGTAAGGTAGGTATATCTCCGCGGAACCCCAGCAGTCAGAACCCCTTGGTCGGGGTTCAACCACTCGGGCACGAGGTGGACTTTGCCGTCTATGAATGACCGAAGCAATGAGATTGTTCGGTGTAAGGGGATTCTCTCCCTTGCACTCCAATCCATCACTTGGTTGATCACAACATAGACGTCGGGTTCTGAAGCGAGTGATTTAACATAGAAAGGAGTAACATCTACCCCGTTTAGAAAATCACCACCGCAGGACTCGCGAAAAGGTCCGTCACTGTAAGACTTGTCGAGGTTTACAACAAGTCCCGCCTTTGTCAAGACCTCTACGAAACCCTCGTACTCGTGCCTAGGGATAATGATATCGTCCCCGAACACGCAAGTGTCAGTCCAGTCGATATACAGACTGGGTCCGCCACGCGTACAACGGAATCCGTAGATCAGAGCTACGAGCAGCAGCGTCATTAAGGGAAAAGTGAAACCATTCCCCATTGTGCTGATCATATGTAGCTCTACTTGTATGTCCGAGTTCCTATCTTTACCATCGAAAGGAACGGTAATCACAGGTGACCTTAGCTTCATCAAAAGGTCAAACCATGAACCGGGCATAAGGGCACGTACAAGATCGATACTGATCATATCGCTAGCAGATTTAAGATCAAGGGTTGCAACATCCCCATCTCTAGATCCGCGCTTGGCCATAGCCACGTTCTTAGGCTGTTGGTTGCGAATGTCCAGTCCGATATGCCGTAAGGCTCCTTCGAGATACATGCCTGCAGCAAGCTGCAGACACATGTTCCCTGAGGGCTCAATGGCAATTGTACGTTCAGTGTCCTCGTTTTTCGGTACAGTTGTTAGTCGAGAACCTTCGACCTGCCGGGTACCCGTAACTCCTTGTTGGCCATCTCTGGCCACGAAGTAGGGGCTCATCCTGCGCAGTTTAAGAACCAAAGGTTCACACAGAGCGGTACAAGTCATGTCCTGCCAGATCTTTTCGGCTGCATGTGACCCCTTAATGCCATTGCTGGCACCGGGACCAAACCGCCAATTGGACCACAGGAACGACATCTCGAGCGGCTGCTGTATGGCCAACTCGTCCCAGGAAGAAGTATAACGCTCTAAAATCGTTGTTACGAAATATCGAGCGTTTGCTATTATCCTAGGATCTAGAGTAACAGAGGGGGGCGACTCTTTTTGGAGTAACCCAACTCTTTCGTTTATCGATAGAAAATCGTCGATAGCTTTACCCTGAAGATCTTCTCTAAGGAAGCGGGCTCTTTTACGAGCACGTTGTACCTGACGAGAGACCGCGAAGTTCTGCGGCCCCCCGTCAAGAAGCTCTTCTAACATCGTGTTGAAAAGCGTCGAAAGACGCTCCTCATTACGACCTTGAACGTTACTTTTACTCACAGGATAACTCCCGATGATTATAACGGTTTGATCAAGAAAGAACCTAAGGTTCGACTAAAGGGCTTTTAGGGCCTGAGTTTAATCGATGCCTTCTGTTCCGACGTTTCCTCCGGATACGGATTCTCTGTATTCGAGGAGGGCACAGCGGGGGTTGCGGTTCTCGCGGCGTTCTGTCGTACCTGGGTAACAGCTGTTACAAGTGGATCCGTTAGTATCGAGGGCGTCAGTGCTATAATCACAAGCACGGACGCAACAACGACAACAGCGGGAAACACTTTTACCCACTTCACAGGACACCTGTCAGTACCGTGACCGAAATACCACTCGCTTGTTCCCAACCAATGCCAAAGTGCGCACTGATCATGGCGCGAATTTCTTCCGGTTCATAAGTATCGACACCGGCTGGAACTTCGATGATCGTGGTGATTTTTGGCACCATGATGCTCTGGTTCGCAGCAGGAGCGGCCCCTTTGCGTGTAATGAACTTATACACGTTCAGGGGGACGTTCTTGATGATTCCCGTAACAGGATTTGCCTGCGGTAACGTTCGAAGGATCGGAGGCCGGAAGAATGAGATAGTGAACGGCTTTGAAACGCTGTTCACGTCAACACTCGTCTGAGTACCACCGAGAGCACTAACAGCATATTGCTTGCCGTTAATGTTCGGTGCGGTATCCGCCAAGAGCGTGTAGGTCGGGCTAGTTAAGCCTGTGACCACGGCGCCTGTTGCAGGTGATGCTGGTGCGAAAGCCATGTATGGCTCCTTAAACGGTATCGGTAAGCTATGTGAAGGAAGTTAGTTAGGCTTCCAGCCACGTGGCGAACTCCTACCAATGAGGACGGATGCTAAGTTTAACAACTTAGTTGTTCCGTTCTTGGCGACCTCGTCTAGACTTCTAATCCGGAGAGGCCTCGTAGGGAGAGTTGGAGCAAGTTTAGTGCGTGCGAACTTTGTATAACGCAGTCTAAAAGGCGTACCACTGAAAGAAGCTTTCGCTCCAGCAATGGTAAACACCACTGGCGTGCCAATAGTATCGCATTGGTACTTGTAGCTTTTCGACAAGTACACTACCGTTCCCGGTAATGTATAGAAAACGTCGTCTAGCCACTCGCCCACGGTAGTAAAGTAATCAAACGCCCAGGAGAAAGCAGTCAATTCCCAAAGCATGCTAGGGAGTTGACCAAGCTCTAACCCAAGGTGATTGGTTACACCGTAGTTGGCACCGGCGCGGACTTCTAAGTCCACACCAGCGACATACCGAATACCTTGCATGTGCCTAGCACTTGATTGATGTGCTATGGTACAGTGGCTCGAGATAAACTCACTTGAAGAGGTGTGTTTCAATCCCGAATGGTATTCTTGTGTAGCAGTGCCTCGTGTTACAACCCGGTTATCGGTCCTTGTGACGTAATGCAGGATCGAGTCAGCAGCGTGTTGGATATCTTTGAGTAAGGGATTAACTCCGAACCCAAGACCCAACCATATGCTTCCGGCTTCTTTAAAGGCACTCTTGCCCCACGTTTTCTTGGCGGCTAACAAAGATTTGAATGCTGACATGCCGAGGCCGTTGATCTGTCGCACAAGGCGACCGATTTCACGACTTTCGGCAATTGGCGCTAAAAGCTTTGCGTTACCGACTTTGCCTGAGAGCCTGTTCTTGAGCCGACCCAGAGCCATAGCATCTATGGAATCTGTGTTGTTCTCTTGAACAAGCGACGCCCCAGTTAAAGTACCAAAACCCCGACTAGACCAACTAAGGTCTTCGGAGAAGATACTATAGGCTGTGGGTTTAACGGCGAAATGCGTCCTCGAGTAAGCTGAGGTAGCATCGCCTCCTTTGGCAATTGTCACACGCCAGTTAGGATTTTTAATGCCGCTCCTGATATCCGTGCCATAGAGCACCGTCGTGTTGATATTAAGATAGTTCGGCGTTACGACCCCTGAGGGCCGGAACGTTCGATCTGCCTTAATCACACGAGGAACTCTGACCGGTGTATCAATGAAGACAGCAAGAACGCGGTTGTCGAAGAATTTCTTCTTAGACTTAACGCGTGGAAGATTCGGATAGAACTTAGGCTTGTTAGCCATATCCTTGTCCTCCTAGATCCATGGCTGTTGATGTGAAGGTACGGAGAGATCCGTGCCTAAAAGGGACCCTTTGAGCTACAGCGACAGGTAACCCCACACTTGCCAATGGCTTTCGCCAAGGGTTAAGGGTGTAGCTGCCTGATGAAGTACTCTTCCTACCGGTTACCCGGGGCGCGTTTCAGCGCTGCCTGTACAGTATGCGTACAGGGTATCAAGAGTATAATTCGCTG